ACTACTCCAATGTTCCAATGGATTATGATGGTTTGGCCTGTTCGGTGGCTCCCACAATTGATGGCATGGTAGATGCAGGAGTTCTGGAAGATGACTCCCCTCATTGTGTTAAGGAGTATCTAATGGATCATGTCAAGGTTGATACTATGGCAGAAAGAAGAGTGGAAATTACTGTGACCCCACACAATAAGGAGGACTAATGTTTGAATACAAAGTGAAAGTGACCAGAGTGGTGGATGGAGATACTGTGGATGCAGATATTGATTTGGGCTTTGACATTATTTACAAGGAGCGGATTAGGCTCTTTGGTATAGACACTCCAGAAAGTAGAACCAGAAATAGAAAAGAAAAAGTCCTAGGTCTTGCCAGTAAAGCCCGATTAAAGGCCCTGTGTTCTGAGTATAAGAGTTCTTTAATTCTTAGAACCTCTAAGGATGGGAAAGGAAAGTTTGGACGCATTTTAGGGAGCCTTATTCCAGAAGGGAGCGGAACAACACTCAATGACATCCTTATTGAGGAAGGTCATGCCAGACCTTACTTTGGTGGGAAGAAAGGAGAGATGGGAGAGTGGGTTACAGAGTGCGATGGGAAGTTTTGGAGATGGACCGCAGAGGGCTATGTGGAAATGGATTAGACTTGATGTTGTATGCTGTAAGAATCTGAGCATTAAGGACCTAGAGCATGGCAAAACCAGAGCATCCAGTTAAACGCCGCACCAGAAAAAGAAATCAGATGACCGCCAGAAGATACAGGGTTTTAGAGGCCCATCTGGGAGGCGCATCAGAGCGAGAAATTGCAAGAAAAGAAGGCATCACTCCTTCTACTGCACATGAGGATTTAAAGACCTCTCTGGAGTTACTTGCAAAGCGTCACATGGGGATGGCAGATGAAGTGAGGGGAGTGCAGATGGAGCGGTATACCAAGCTGTTCATGACATGGTGGCCCCAAGCATTACAGGGGGACTCAGATGCAACTAATCAAGTTCTGAGAATCATGGAAAGAATGGATAAGATAAATGGCGTGATTCCTGACAGGCCAATGATCACATTACAGCAGAACAATATGAACATTAATTCTGCTCCTGTGACATTCCATATTGAGAGTGCAAATGACAACTCTGGAGATCAAATATCAGAGGCCCCCTCTATATCCTAAACAAGAGGATGCAATCTTTGGAGAGCAAAGATATGCAGTTGTAGAAGGGGCTACCAAATCAGGCAAAACAGTTGCATGTATTGCATGGATTCTGGAACAGGCTTTGCATGGTAAAGCAGGCCAGAATTTCTGGTGGGTTGCTCCAGTATATTCACAGACTAAGGTGGCTTTTAGAAGGCTCAAGAGAGGTCTTCCACCCCACTTATATGTCACCAATGAATCAGAGTTAACTGTAACCCTTTTAAACGGTTCTATTGTCAGATTTTTATCAGCGGAAAAACCTGATGCTCTATATGGTGAAGATGTTTTTGCTGTTGTCTTGGATGAGGCAACCAGAATGAGACAAGAATCTTGGTTTGCTATTCGTTCAACTCTTACAGCCACAAGAGGCAAAGTAAGAATTATTGGCAACGTAAAAGGCCGCAATAACTGGGCATATCGTATTGCTAGAAGAGCAGAGCAGGGAGAAGAAGGTTGGCACTATGCCAAGATCACTGCATATGATGCGATTGATGCAGGCATTCTGGATGAGTCCGAAATAGCACAGGCAAAAGCACAATTACCAGAACAGATATTCAATGAACTCTACAGGGCCATTCCATCAGAGGATGGCGGCAATCCGTTTGGGCAATCGAACATCCAGAAATGTATTGGTCCCATGGCATCATCAGAGCCTGTTGTGTTTGGTGTAGACCTTGCAAAGAGCGTGGACTGGACTGTTGCTGTGGGCCTAGATAAAACAGGGGCTGTGTGTTCTTTTGATCGGTTTCAGTTGCCTTGGGAAGAAACAATATTAAGACTCTCTAGGTTGATTGGTGATACTCATGCAATTGTGGATTCTACTGGAGTTGGAGACCCTGTTGTTGAGCGGCTCCAGAGACATCTTCCCAGTGTTGAAGGATTCCATTTTTCCTCTTCATCCAAGCAGAAGTTAATGGAAGGGCTTGCTTTGGCAATACAGGGACAACACGTTACATATCCAGAAGGACCTCTTGTTTCTGAGTTAGATGTGTTTGCTTATGAATACACAAGAACAGGTGTGAAATATTCGGCTCCTGATGGCCTTCATGATGATTGCGTAATGGCTCTTGCTCTCGCTATTCATGGAATAGGGGTTGCACCTACTCAGGGCCTCTGGTAATTGCAAAACCCTCAAGTATTTCTGTATCCTTAAAAGGATTGGGGGGTTGCAAAGTATTTGATCCCCTCCTTTAGGATTTATTGATGTAAAAACCAAGACCCCTCAATCAATACGGAGGTCCCATGGGTTTATTTGGGTTCTTGAATAACAAGGCAGAGGATCAGGCAATAGCCGCCACAATTCCTCTGGTTACTGACCTCTCATCCATTCAATATCCTAGTGATAACTATTACAACTTTGCCTCTGAAGGATATGGAAGAAATGAGATTGTCCATGCTTGTATCAGGGAACTTTCTACAGGAGTGGCATCTGCCAAGTTTATAGCCCAGAAAGAAACCACTGATGGCGGTATGGTAGAGATGACCACTACCCCACTTGGAAAACTCTTAGAAAGGCCCAATCCAGAAAATGATTTCTATCACTGGATAGAAAGATTGGTGACTTATCTATATGTCAGTGGTAATGCGTATGTTTTAAAAGAGAGAAATAAAACCAATAATATTGTTGCGCTCTGGCTCCTGCGTCCTGACAGGGTGGCAGTAAAGCCAAATGATAGAGGCGTTAATGCTTATGCTTATGAAATAGATGGGCAGACTTATGAAATCCCATCTGAAGATATTGGACATATGGCATTCCCCAATCCATCTGGAGATGTGTATGGACTCTCTCCATTGCATGTTCTAACCAAGACAGTAAACCTTGATATGAGCATGACAGATTTTGCCAAGGTTTATTTCCAGAACTCTGGAATCCCAAGTGGATTGTTGAAAGTTAAAAGAAGGCTGAACAGCCAAGAAGAGGCCAACAGAATCAGGTCCAGATGGAGGTCTAGTTTTGGGGGTGCAACCAACTTCCACAGACTTGCAGTTTTGGATGAGGATGCCTCTTATGAAACTGTTGCATCTGCTCCCAAGGAAATGGAATTGGAAGGACTGCACTGGCATACAGAATCCAGAATCTGTGCAGTGCTTGGAGTGCCGCCAATTCTAATCAGTGCCAATGTTGGTCTGGCAAGAAGTACATTTGCTAATTACAGGGAGGCCAGATTTTCTTTTCATAGTGAAACTCTGGAACCATTAATTAATAGAATCACAAGATTCTTGAATTACTGTCTCAGTACGGAATACAACAACGGAGAAACCATTGTTGCTGACATGACGGAGATGAGAGAGTTTCTTGACGATAAAGATTCGATATCAACCAGAGCCACCGCATTATTTCAGGGCGGTCTTGTTACATTGAATGAGGCAAGAGAAATGATTGGTCTGGATGCGGTGGATATTGGTGAAGTCAGAAGGGTTCCAATTAATATCATTGAGGGGGATTCTCTTTACTCCGCAGAACCTCCCTCAATGGTAGAGTCTGGAGATAAATCTTTGGACGCTTTAAAGGCTCCTAGAATTGCATCTGGAGCAGGGCGATTAAGAAGGGATATGTTGGCTACCAGAGAAACAGTGACTGATCAATGGGAGCCAAAATTCAAGACATATTTCAGAAGTATCCAGAACAGAATGGATGGAGTTTTGGGCCGTTACATGGACAGGGAACCTGAGTTGATTAAAGACGGCAAATTTCCTTTCTCATTTAATGATCTTCTCCCTGATAGCAAGGACCTTTCTGAATTGCTATATAGGATGTATATGGAAGTCACCAGAAGAACTTTTGCAGATATCAAGAACTCAAACATTGCAGGAGTTTTAGATTGGTCTGAGAATCTTCCAATGGTTTCCAGAATTCTTACAGAGGCTCCCCAGAGAGCAACCTTGATACATAACACCACAAGCAAAGGTGTCAGGGGCATGTTGGACATTGCAATGCAACGAGGATATTCCATTGAACAGCTTGCAAGGGGAGTTCCCAATGAAGGATTTAATGGGGTGCGCTCTTTAATAAATGAGGGCATGACGAGAGCCAGATTAATTGCTAGAACAGAAGTGATGAGGTCTCAAAATATGACCTCCACAAATTATTATTCCTCTCAGGGATATGAATGGGTTAGAGCGGATGATGTGGACGGAGATGCAGGGGATAATTATGTTCCATCTGGTGATCCGTATGGACGGACTTGTATTGAAAGGCATGGACAGGTTTACCACGTTAGTGATGCCATGAATATTATTGATCATCCAAACGGAACCCTGAATTGGTCCCCAATGCCAAGAGATTACAAACCTTCTGCTGATGGACAGGTTGCAGACCCTGCATTAGCCGCATTTGAACAACAATTTCCAGAGGCAGTTGACCCAGTATTGAGATCATAAAGAGGTGCAATATGATAAGTAAAAACCAAACAGTGGAAATCAAAGTTCTTGATGAGGCCACAGGAATAGTTGAGGCTTACGTTAATAGCATGGGTGTAGTGGATAGTGATAATGATGTTATTGCTCCTTCTGCTTTTAATCGGAGCATTGACAGCAATCTTCCTGTTCCAGTTTTATCAGGCCATGATCAGCACACAATTGTTGGGAAGGTTGTAACTGCCAGACCCATCATGACAGCAGATGACACATGGAAACTTTTTGCCGTCATGAAAATGAATCTTGAAACACAGGATGGCAGGGACGCATTCAGCAATGTAAAAGGTGATTTTGTCAGGGAATGGAGTGTTGGGTTTAATATCCCAGATGGTGCATGGGATGTGGAGGACAGGGATGGAACTCCAGTAAGAATAATAAAAGATTTAGACTGGGTTGAAGTTTCCACTGTTATCAGGGGAGCAAGCCCAGACACTGCAACAGTGGCGGCAAAAGAGGCCGCTGATAATTCAGAAGAACCAATAGTTGAAGATGTTGCCTCTGGCACGGTTGATGAAGCCGCCCCAGACACGACTCTTCAGCAAGGTAAGTTGACGCTCTTGAGAACGCAACTAGAACTCAAAAAGGGCAAAAAGCCCAAGAAAAAGCCAAGGTACTAGGAGGTTTTGATGAGTACCAAAGATATGAGAGAGCAGGCAGGTCATATGCTCTCAGAGGCTGAAGTTTCTCTGAACGGTGGAGAGATTGAGGCATTTGAGAAACAGGTGACTGATGCCAAAGAACTCATGGAAAAGGCTGACAAGATAGACGAGGCGGCAAGCCAATTAAAGGCTCTCAAGGGAGACTTTAACAAGCCGCTGAACACTGTCCCAGTCACTTCCAATGATGCGGCTCTGTATAACCCAGATGATCAAACAGCCCAGATGAAGGCCAGTTATAAGCCTCAAACATGGGTAAAGGGTTTGCCTGCAATGGCACAGCCAGTTTGGGTACAGGACCAAATGGGAATCCGTGAAAAAGAGGAGGCCCAATTCCAGACAGACACATTCCTGAAATGGATGAAGTCTCCTAGTGAGACCGTATTCTGGAAAGATGCAACGCCTGATGAGGTAAAGGCAATGCAAGAGGATACAGATGCAGAAGGCGGGTATGGAACAGAAATGCCCCCTGTGCTGGTGACAGCATAAGGATAATCGGTTGAATTGCTGGAAGGCTAAATCGAAAGATATGCTAATCAGCAGCCAAGCCTGATGAACGGATAAGAGTAATCAGGAAGGTTCAGAGACTAGGGATTGAGTACCGAAGCAATAAGTCCCACTAGTGACCGACAGCTCTATATGAGCTGAAGATATAGTCCGAACTCATGGGAAATCATGAGAAGAGTGAGGGGAAATACCTCACTACTGCGGAAGCAGATTAACAAATTGATTTTGTACCAGAAGAATTTATTAATAATGTGATTCATGACACTGGAGTTCCCAGTGGCGTTTTACGTCCGAACTGCACGGTCATACGAGTGTCCTCAAAGGATGGATATGCTCCCACTATGGGAAGTGCGACATGGGCCGCTATTGCAGAAGAGGCCGCATTTAGCGACCAGACTCCAACAGTTGGTCAGGTAGCCTTTTCAATTGAGAAATCTGGCGGTCTTGTCAAAGTAACCAGAGAGTTACTTGATGATTCTGCTGTGAATCTCCCTGCTCTGTTGACTCAGATATTCCAAGAGTCCGCAGGAAGGTTTGAGGATGCAGGAATATTGAACGGTAACAACACCGCCCAATATGCAGGAATTCTTCAGGGTTCATCCGCAGATTACGTGATGGCATCAGCCACCGCAGTAACAGCGGCTGATATTCTAGGGATTTACTACACACTCAACAGCCAGTTCAGACAGAATGGTTCTTGGGTAATGCCGTCATTGATTTCTAAGGAGATCAATGGGATTCAGGCTACTGGAGCAGGACTTCAGGCCATGGATTCGCTATCAGCGGCTCCTGCTGACAATCTTCTGGGTAAATCTGTAACCCATGCTGATGACACTGCTAACAACGGTCTTGCCACTAGCATTACAGCTAATGATGAGATTGCTGTTTTTGGTGACTTCCGCAATTACTATATTTTTGACAGGGTTGGTTTCACAATCCGCAGAAATGATTCTCTTTACATGGAGAATGACCAGATTGGTTTCTTTGCTACACGCAGGGGAGATGGTCAGGTAGGTCTTACAGACGCATTCAAGATTTTGAAGGCGGCGGCGGCATAGTAGGGTAGTTATCGGGACTGGGGGGCAAATGTCGGGTCTGCCCTCCAGTTCCTTTTTTGGAGAATATTATGAAAGTTAAATGTACGAAATCTGTAACAATTGGGTCTCTCAATATTGCGTTTGTTGAAGGGAAGGAATATGACATTCCTGCTAAAGATGCAAACGCCTATGCAGAGTATTTTGAAAAGATGAAAACAACACCCAAGAACAAGGCCAAGAAAACTGGGGAGAATAAATAATGGCAACTCGCCATACCTATGCAAGCACAGATGATCTGAGGGATTATCTGGCAGGAACTTCATATTCATCTGGATGGACCTCTGACAGCGGCACATTAAGACGTATTGTGGAGGTTTCCAGTAAGCGAATTGATAATTATGTAGGTATGCAGTCATTTGGCCCCAGAATAGAAACCAGAAGATACGATATTGGCAGTGGTAGCTTACGAAATTCTCCGCAGAATTTAGTGAGAGGTGTTGGTAGTTCCACAATAGGAAATTTCAACGAATATGAAGGAGCCATTGACTTACAGGCTTGGTTGATTTCTGTAACGTCCATAACCTCATATAAAGCCACAGATAGAAGTTCTTCAGAGGCACTTACAGAAGGATATGACAATGATTACTTTCTAGAGCCTTATAACTCAAATCCCAAGGTCCGCATTAAGTTAAATGAGGACACTTCAAAGGGATTTTATTCTGGTCAGCAAACTCTGGCAGTGGTTGGTGAATGGGGATATCAAAATGATTCCACTCAGATCACAACATTAAGCGCAGAGATTACAGATGCTGATGCTACAAGTATTACTGTAACCAGTGCCACTGATTTTTCTCCTGCACAGACAATTTTAATTGGCAGTGAGCAGTTATATATCACGGCAATATCAAGTAACACTTTAACTGTAGAAAGAGGAGTAAATGGAACCACAGCGGATGTTCATGCCAATGCGTCTGGAGTCAGTGCATATGATTATCCTGAAGTTGTAGTTCAAGCATGTCTTGATCTGGGAAAAATAATTTTCAGGGATAGAGATATGGGAGCCTCCACTACTATTGGAGGTGGAGAACCTACATTAACCAGAACTGATGTTGATGCTCAGAGTGTGTTAATGACTTTAGATGACTATAAGGCCGCCACAGGATTCTCTGAGGTCTATTTCTAATGCCAGAGAATGTAACCTTTAAAGGCCCTATTTTTATCAATGCTCCCAAGCATTTGAAAGAGGCCGCCAATACAGCTTTGATGGAAGTGGCCCAGACAACTTCAAGACTTGTAAAGGCTCAGTTATATCCAAACCATGGAAGGGTTACTGGAAGATTAAGAAGTTCTGTAATGGGAGAACTTGTAAAAGACTTTACAGCAGTGGTTACACCGTCCTCTACAGCGGCAGGAAATCCCATAAGGTATGCCAACTGGGTAGAGGGAATTTCAAGCCGTAATAAGAGAACAAAATTTAAAGGATATGGGATGTTTAAGAAAGTTCACCAACATCTCAACAGCCGTCCTGCATGGTTGGAAAAAATATTTGGTGATGAACTTATGAGAGCATTTGGGCCATGAGTAGAGCAGGAGCCATAGACAGAATTGACGCATTATTGGGAACTGTTTCAGACCCTGCATTTACTGCCGTTTATAGGGGAGAACCGCTTGCAATAGCAGGGACTCCAACGCTTGCCTTTTGGATAACTGGCAGGACCATGGATTTTAGAACGCTCAATGATGTTTCCACAACAACAAATTTCTTGATTCGGGCATATTTCAGGGTGCAAATGTCACCTGATGTCAGGGAGAGTGTGGAGTTGGATGTTTGGAATGCCGCAGTAAATATTGATACCGCTCTGAGGTCAGACGCAGACCTTGCAGGGAATTGCACTGATTCAGATGTTGGGGATGCAGTTGTTGGATATGTAGAATTGGGTGGCGTGGCATACAGAACATTAGAGATGCCTTTTAATGTTGAAATATATGGTGATGTAACCATTACACCATGAGGAGGATAAAGTGGCTATTACATCTGGATTAAATGTCAGGTTATATGTAGAAGGAAATGATCTTTCTGGTGATGCTAATGCTCTGGACGGAGCAGGATACACTCAGGAAACACTTGACACGACTACATTAAATGAGGCGGCAGTTAGCCGTATATATGGAAGAACAGATGGCAGTCTTTCAGTAAATGGTTTCTTTGATAATGCCTCCAATAAAATTCATGAAACATTTACCTCCAATTCTGGCAAATTACCAACGGTAGATCAGGTTG